TGATGTGCCTGAAATGTTTGAGGCTTTCTTTAATAATCAAGATCGTTTTAAAGAATTATATGAACGTGCAGAACGCAATACTAAATTGCGTAAGAAAACGTTTAAGGCCAGTGACCTGTTTACCCGTTTTATGCAAGAACGTAAAGATACAGGACGTATCTATTTACAAAATGTGGACCACGCTAACACGCACAGTCCATTTAATGAAGCTGTAGCACCAGTAAAGATGTCAAACCTATGTTGTGAAATTGACTTACCCACAGTACCACTGAAGGATGTCAACGACGAAGATGGTAGGATTGCATTATGTACTCTAAGTGCAATCAATTGGGGCAATGTAAAAAGCCCACATGACTTCCAGAAGCCCTGTGAACTAGCAGTACGTGGTCTAGATGCATTACTAAGTTATCAAGGTTATCCAATACGTGCGGCTGAATTAGCTACACAAGAATTTAGACCATTAGGAGTAGGTATTATTAATTTTGCTTATTTCTTAGCAAAAAATGATGTTAGTTATAGCGATCCACAAGCATTAGCTTTAGTCGATGAGTACGCAGAAGCTTGGAGTTATTACTTATTAAAAGCCTCTGCCGACCTAGCTGTAGAGCAAGGTGCATGTGGACGTTGGCAAGATCTTAAATCAGCACAAGGTCGCTTGCCAATTGATACACGTAAATTAGAAGTAGATGAACTAGTACCACACCAGGAACGTATGCCTTGGGCAGAACTTCGCGAGCAGATCAAATCCACTGGTCAGCGTAATGCGACCCTTATGGCACTAATGCCAGCAGAGACATCAGCACAGATATCTAATGCCACTAACGGTATTGAGCCCCCTCGTAGTTATGTTAGTATTAAACAAAGCAAACATGGTGTATTAAAACAAGTTGTACCCGAGTTTCGTAAATTAAAGAACCGGTATGAATTACTTTGGGATCAGAAGTCACCCGAGGGTTACTTAAAACTATGTGCAATTCTACAAAAATATATCGATCAAGGCATTAGTGTTAACACTTCCTACAATCCTAGATTTTATGAAGATGAAAAAATCCCAATGAGTGAAATGCTTAAGGACGTTATACAGTTTTACAAATACGGTGGAAAACAATTATATTATTTTAACACCAATGACGGCCAAGGCGAAATAGATATAGATAAACTATCAGCATTACCACAAGGAACTAGTGATGATGCTGATTGCGATAGTTGTGTAATTTAAGGAAAAATCAATGAGCGTATTTAATTTAAGAAAAACAGATCATACAAAAAGTCTAGCATTTTTAGACGTTAATGGTACACCAGCAGTTCAAAGATATGACACATTAAAGTATCGTCAATTTGATAAACTTACAGATAAACAGTTAGGGTTCTTCTGGCGACCTGAAGAAGTTGATGTAGTACATGATGCCAAAGATTTTAAAGATTTAACAGATTTTGAAAAACATATTTTTACCAGCAATTTAAAAAGACAGATACTACTAGACTCAGTACAAGGGCGCAGTCCTAATTTAGCTTTTTTACCTCTCGCCACCATTCCTGAATTAGAAACCTGGATTGAAACTTGGGCATTTAACGAAACTATTCACAGTAGAAGTTATACACATATTATTCGTAATGTATATTCTAACCCAAGCGAAGTATTTGATGAGCTAATGGATTTAGAAGAAATTGTTATTTGTGCTAGAGATATTAGCAAATATTATGATGACTTAATTGAAGCTGGTAATTGGTATCGTATGTTGGGAGTAGGTACGCACACAGTTAATGGCCAAGAAGTTGTTGTTGACATGTATCAACTTAAAAGAAAATTATGGTTGGCATTAAACTCAGTAAATGCGTTAGAAGGCATTCGCTTTTATGTTAGTTTTGCTTGTTCGTGGGCATTTGCAGAACTTAAAAAGATGGAAGGCAACGCAAAGATTATTAAACTGATTGCTCGTGATGAAAATGTACACTTAGGGTCTACACAAACATTACTAAAATTGCTTCCGCAAGATGACCCAGACTATGCTTTACTTAAAATTGAAACCAAAGCAGAATGTGAACGTATGTTCTTAACAGCTGCGGCACAGGAGAAATCATGGGCAAAGTATTTGTTCAAAGATGGATCAATGATTGGCCTCAATGAAGTATTACTGGCACAGTACGTAGATTGGTTAACCTGTAAACGTATGACAGCGGTGGGATTAGATTGTGGCATGAAGCCTGGTGCAAGTAATCCTTTACCGTGGACACAAAAATGGATAGCTGGATCGGATGTGCAGGTGGCACCACAAGAAACAGAAATTACAACCTACGTTATTGGTGGTACTAAACAAGACGTTGATAATAACACCTTCAAAGGTTTTAGTTTGTAGTCTATTCAAATAAGATAAATTAGTAGTATAACAGGATTTTCTAAAATGTCAGTTGAACATGAATTCAAATATGTCCCTGTGGGAGACAAGCCGTTTGTTACTATACACAAGTGGATTAAAACCTTATCCAATGATGAGCAATTAGAATTTGCCAATGCAGTCAAACGGCAACTACGATCTCGTCAAGACTCGATTGACCGCGGAGACTTAGTAATTAAAGATGGTGTACACAATGTATACATTTGGAAAGATGCTGAAACAGCAAGACAAGGCAAAGAGCAAGATCCAATATGGATGGCATATCATGACCGTTACCTTAAGGAAAATGAATTTGAATTTGACATACTTGAAAATGGTTCTGCAAAAAAATCTGTAGAATCAAACGGAGTAAAAATAATATATGCTGTAGGTTGTGGAGTAACTTATGCCAGTCAACAAGGATGGCCTACTATGGTCACCGATTCCTTAATAGACCAAGGAGTTAGCGCAGAATTACACAATAACGGTAATCCGGCAGCCGGAAACACATACATAGCCAATAAGGTAATGCTAGACAGTTTTAACATTAGATTACATCCACCAGCATTAGTAATGATCATGTGGTCTGGGTTAACCAATAAAGAATTTGTTATAGATCACACTGACACAGATGTTATGGAGTCATTAAAAGGCTACGAATTTATACGGTGGACCGGTAATGATACTAGTTATGTATTCAGCGGTGGCCGTAATGGTATCTGGAAGAAAAATGAAGTTACCAGCGCAGTATTTGAGTCGATGTACAAATATTCCAATGAGCGGACAATGGCACAAGAAACGTTGGTGAATATTATCAATTGTCAAAACTATCTAAAACAAAATAATATTCCTTACATTATGAGTTCTTATGTTAATTATTGGACCAATGATTATAGTGTTGGGGAAAATGACTATGGTATAGGAAGATTTCCAGACCTACAATATTTGGTAGATATGATTGACTTTGATTGCTGGGTTTTTGCAAATCGAAAAAAAGACTGTATATATGAATTAGGAAAATCAATCGAAGGTGGGTTAGATGATGATTTTGAACCAAGTTTGATTGCACATACAATGTGGGCCGATTTAGTTTTAGCCCATATAGAAAAAAATAATTATTTAAAGGACCAATAATGCTAACAGTATATTCAAAAAATGACTGCCCTTACTGTGTAAGAGCAAAGTCTCTACTAGAAAGTAGAGGCGTAGAATACAAAGAAATAAACATTGAAGAAGATTCAGACTCTAGGCAATTTCTATTAGATCAAGGTCTACGTAGTGTGCCACAAATTTTTAATGGCACAACATTAATACAGGGAGGTTATCAAGGTCTAGCTGGTAAACAAGAAGAGTTCTGGACAACAATTAAAGGATAATTTATGTTAATTCAAAAAGGATACTCTACTGGAGATATCGTGTGTTTCAAAATCAGTAATGGCGACGAGATTATTGCTAAAATAGTCGAAGTTAAAGATACAGGCTACATTGTAAACAAACCTTGTACAGTTATTCCAAGTCAACAAGGACTAGGGCTCATGCAAAGCCTAATTTCCGGGGACATAAATACTAATATAACGCTGAATAACTCGCATGTCATTATGCACAGCCCTGTAATTAAAGATATTGAAAATCATTATATTCAAACTACTACAGGAATTCAGCCAGCCACTAGGGGCGGAATAATACAGTAATATGCCAGGATTTCTTGCTACCGTAGCCAGTAAATTAGACCCAGTGGGAATACGAGGGAAAAATGCTCCTGCACCCCCAGGGTTTGTTATTTTAGGAGCTGCTACTGTTAGAGCACAAGGATTGCCAGTAGCCACATTTGGTAGTAAGGTTATGTTTCATGGGAATCCAACTAATCCTAAGGCACCTGGATTTAATCCAATGTGTGCTAAAACAATAATTGTTGCAAAAGTAGCAGTTACAGTTATGGTAGAAGGTAAACCAGCTGCCATAGCAGGCCCCAAAGGTAGTGTATGCGGGTGCGGGCATTTCTTATTAGTGAGCCCATGTGTTACTGTCATGGTCGGTGGGATTTAATAGAATACAATGGCATCAGCTATTCAACTTAATGCTCAAGCAACTATTCTCAGTAGTACTGGTCTAGGAGCCAATGTTAGTTTACTAAACAATATAACTACTTTTAGAAGTAAGTATACTGTTACAACAATAGTATCATTATATTCAACTGCTACATCATTTGCATCTACTTATAGTAATGCCAATCTAATAAGCGGTAATGTGTCTGACGTAGTTTCTAGTTTATCTGGAATCGGTAGTGGTGTTACAGCACCGTTCTTACTTGATCGATGGCCGGCAAATATAGCACCAGTTTGTAGTCCAAGTGCAGGCGGTATATCAAATTCTAATTCTCTTAGTTTTAGTACTACAATTCGTAGTCAAGCATTATTGCCGTTTGCTAATGGTTACGGTGGATTTGCTAATGTGGTATCTAAGGCGTCATCGTTTGCATCAGAAAATTTTGATACCATAGCTTCGTTAAACATATTACAAAATAAAACCTATGCCGGAAGTGGTATAGGGTATACTGGTTCAGTAGATCTAGCAACAGGTGGTATTGGTGACAAAGGAACTTTATTAGCCAGTGTTGTGGCCAATTGGGGAACAATGTATGATGTTAGTAACATCAATTTAATCAATGATCCGTATGTATTTGGACAAAATTTATTAAATCAAGGGTTTGGCAGTCTTGGTGGGCTTGAGTCTAAACTCACAGCAGCTGGATTAGACACTTCTGACATTACCAAAATTCCTGCTACAGTTACAACAATAGACACCAGTGACACTGGGCTTTTGGTAACGCATCCAACTGTGGGTGCAATCGAATTGCCAGGATTGACTAATGTGTCTACTACAAATACAGTCCTGGCCAATAGCCCAGAGGTTGTTATGTCAATATATCGATCTATTACTGGCGACGATTTAGCCACAATAGTTGCCGCCACAAAAATAATTCCAGAGCAACCATCAAAAGTGCTAACGTTGGCAGATTACCTTGACTTTAATAAAGTAGCCAGTGTTAGTAATTTACAGTTATTGTCTGCGCTACAGATTAAATCTTTTAGTGAGTTTTCAAAGTACTTAAACAGTCGATTAAAGTCAGCAACATTTCTTTCTTGGTCTGCAATGGCAACTTTTTTACAAGCCATTGAAGTTCCAGCACAAACCTATTCAACTTTTAGCAAAACAGATCCAGTGCTGGTTGCTGGTGCTGCGGCTTTGTTAAATGCTGGACAGGTATCTGGATCAGGACCTCTCAATAATCCAGCTATGGCCGATTATTATGGAGCTACCGCAGGTATTCCATTTACGGAAAAATTTAAAATTATTAATGACAATTATCCTAAAATAGCATCTCCAATAGAAACATTAGTTGCAACCCTTAACACAGCAGTTAATACCTGGATTACTAATTTTATAGCGTCAGCCACTATTATTCCTGACCCAGAATCTGGGCTTGATTCAACTTGGTATACTGCACCGTCTACTTCTGCAATTACTGCGGCTGTAACTGCATTAAACTCTGGGATAACTGCTATATCAAATTCAACTGAATATCAGCAATCGGCAATAGCCTATTTTAATATGTTAGATAAACTAAGCAATGAAGTAACTAATCTTACTGCTGCCGGAGTAATATTTGGTCCAGATACAGAAGCTCAAATATTAAAAAGTTTTGCTCAATCATTTGTTAGAATAGCATCGGACAAAAGAGAGTTTTTATCATATGATGTTTTTGTAAAATTAATGGCCAATGATGTGTATGGTGATCGGTTACGGGCCTCGTTGGCAGAAGAAAATAATATATCATTATTAAATTCAGTTGGCATAAATGTACACAATGATCCACAGCCAGCATTTGCATTATATCAAGCGCAGTCACAAGGAATTTCAATAACTACGTACTTAAATCAGAATCAGTAGGGTTTTAATGACGTATTTCTTGACTTTTTCACGGTTATATAGTATTATAACTAGTCAAACGACTACTTAAATATCTAAGCAGTATTAAACTTAAAGGAGGACGAAGTATGAAAAAGATAATATCAATTATCGTAAGCGTAATCGCCCTGACCGTTATGGCACCCGGTCATGCAGAGCAAACAAAAAATACCTTTATAGGTAGCACAGTAGAAATAGGTCAACAGCAACTTGACAATTTATTTCACACACTTACAACACCTTGGGTTACATTTAATGTGACCAACAAAGACGAAGATTGTCTAGCACGTAATATCTATTATGAGTCTGGCGCAGAATCTGAAGAGGGTAAAGCTGCAGTTGGCATAGTTACAATTAATCGTGTGTTAGACGGACGATTTGGTAAATCAATTTGCTCTGTGGTAAATCAGCGTACAGTATTTGTTCGTAGTAAAGAAGTAGAAAAAACTGAAATGGTGCAAACTGGATTTTTTGGTGGCCCAGAACCTGTTACTAAAAAGACAGTTGAAGTACGTATAGTTCCAGTATGTCAATTTAGTTGGGTATGTATGTTTGTACGTACTCCCAAAGTTAGTAATCCGCAATGGGAGGAAAGCAAACAAGTTGCTCGTGAACTACTACAAGATGGCTATGCATCATATAGAAACAAATATGCTAATGCACTATACTTTCATAGTAACGGCGTAAGGCCAGTCTGGTCTAAAAGTAAAACTCCTATAGCTAAAGTGGGTGGACATACATTCTATACAGATAAGAGTTAATGAATTATTTTAATTTGTTACATAAACTTGAAGGCCTATATGATATTAATATAGGCCGTAGGTTTACTCCTTCGCAAATAACTCGATTAATTGCTAAAAATGTACCATTAACTGAAGTGTCCTTTACTACAAATTTAACTATCAATAGTCCCATACATAGTATTATAGTCAGCGGACTTTACGACTACGAAGAAGACCAATGGGGCACTCAACCAATTGAAATTGAATTGGCCTATTTTAAAAAAAATCAACATTTTATCATTGGCGGGTCAATGACTCGTAAGCGTTGGTACCGATTATGTTTTGATATAGCAAGTGTTCTTGGGCACGAATATGTGCATCTACATCAGTACCGTGACAGAAACTTTAGAATTGGTCGAGGATTTCGTAGCCACGAACGCGAAGAATCTTTAAAACACACACAAGAATACCTTGGGCACAGCGACGAAGTTGACGCTTATAGTTTTACAGCTGCCGCAGAAATGGCTATGCAATTAAGATCAAATAAATCAATTGATTTTTATACTACATCAATGTATTATCACTATAGCAAAACATTTGGCTCTGATCATTCTATAGTAGCTAAACTAAAAAAGAAAAGCATTAAATATTATAACATACTTGAGGGTCAATACAATGAGCAAGATCACAGAGCAGGAAATCGAGCATGATGAATTATACGACACTGACATTTCAAGTGAAGATTACGGATTTATATTAGGTCCCGACGGAGAACTAAAGTCAATCTTTTTACCCGACAGTTTACCTTTTAAAACGCCAAAAAACATTGCAAAAATATTAAAGATGTTTGGCATCACTGATCCAGAACAATTTAATAACGATACGTTACATTGATACTTAAATAGCAGTATGCGAGTTAATATACACCCCGAGCCAATTGGTGACTTTGATGCCAATCTACCTTATATTTCTGCTGTATATCTTAAAGACTATTCAGCACAATTTAAAAATCTAGGAACCACAGATATAACACTAGTTAATAATGGCGAACCATCTTCACGATTACGTGCCGCCCAGTTCTACTTAAAACAACATAATATTAGAACAAAAATAGAATCTCTTCCTGCTCGATACAATAACCCAGATCACGTAT